TATCAAAGCAGAGGTCATACCATACGGTAACGGCGATGCAGGACGCATGGCATAAGGGATTTGAGAAAATCATATACGCCATGAGAGTTCTGGCGTTGCTTTATGATATGGTTCCAGACGGAGAAACGGAGCTGAACTGCAACTGGGGCGATGGAGTTCTGGAAGACACAGAAGCTGAGTATCAGCGTAGATGGTCCATGGTGGTTGCCGGAAAGCTGAAAACAGAAGCGTTTCTTGCGTGGTATTTCGGATGCTCGGAGGAAGAGGCAAAGAACATGATGCCGGAGCCGGTAGCCAGATTTCCTACAGAAGAATAGGGGGTGTGAGCAGTGCTGACACCAGAATATTTGAATAGCTTTTCTTCCGGCTATCTGGGAATGTGCGATGTGCTGAATGAGCAGATCATCCGAGATGTGGCACGAAGGATAGCGAAGACCGGAAGAATTACACCGACAGCCGAGTGGCAGTTGAAGCAGGCAAAGCAGTCCGGAGCATTGATGAATGATGTAATCCGGGAGGTCGGGGTTCTGACTGGAAAATCCGATACGGAGATATTACGCTTATTCCAGGATGCAGGCTTGACCGGGATGTTGCAGGATGCAAAGCCGCTATTGCAGGCCGGAAAGCTGAAAACCTCGGATATTGTTCTTTCTGGAGCGATGCAGAGGACCATGGAGGCAGCCGCAGAGAAGTGCAGGGGAGAGATTGGAAACCTTACGCTGACAACGGCGATAGCCACACAGCAGGAGTATATGCAGGCACTGAACACAGCCTATATGAAGGTTACGTCTGGTGCTTTTTCATACCAGGAGGCAATCAGACAGGCTATCCGGGATGCGGCAGTCAAAGGAACATCGGTCATGTATGACAGTGGGTATATCTCAAAGCTGGATACGGCAATCAGAACTGCTCTGCTAACCGGAGTAAATCAGACAGCAGGAAAGCTGACGGAGTTGTATGCTTCGGAGCTTGGAGCTGAGTATTACGAGACAACAGCTCATGCAGGAGCCAGACCCTCACACTCAGTCTGGCAGGGCAAGGTGTTCAAGATTGAGGGCACAGCTCCGGGGTATGAGAACTTCTACGAGGCAACCGGATATGGAACAGGAGCCGGTTTGTGCGGTTGGAATTGCAGGCATAGCTTCTATCCGTACTGGCCGGGAGTTTCAAAACCGGCATACACGAAAGATGATCTTGAGGATTACAGCAGACCGAAGTATTCGTTTGCAGGGAACCTTCTTACGGAGTATGAGTGTATGCAGAAACAACGGGAGTATGAAAGGGCAGTTAGGGAGTACAAGAGAATCCTGGCCGCCTATGATTCGTATATCCAGACGGTCCAGTCAGAAACAGATAGAGCGTACTTCCGGGAGGAGTTCCAGAAAGAATCTGTGAAGCTGAAAGAGAAGGAATCGCAGATGAAAGATTTCTGCAAGCAGACTGGACGGAGCATAGATACTGCCAGAACGCAGGTATCAGCCGTATATGACGGCAACGGTAACTTGGTATCATTTAACCGCTCAGTCAGTGGAAAAGCTGTATGGGCGAATAAGAAAGCGAGGAAATAAGCATGAAGAAAGAAGAACTGATGAAGCAGTATGAGGAACTGAAAGGGAAAGGCAAAGAGCCGGAAATGATTTTCCTGTATATCCACATGCCGACCGGAGAGACAGAAACCATTGCCAATCCGAATGTTGAGGAGAAGATGAAGTACATTGACCGCACCTACAATGAAGACCTGGTTCATGCGAACTGCAAGGACATTTACATTGAGCAAGCCTGCATTTGTGCGGATTTCGGACCAACCATGATGTTTTCAGATGCTTATATGCTGATGAAACAGGGTGCGAAGGTAAAGTTGCCAAACTGGGGCGGCTACTGGTACTGGGATGCAGAGAAGAAAACAATCATGATGCACACCAAAGACGGAGAAGAGCTGGATATCCGCCAGACAGAACGCCCGGAATACACCTTTGACAATATCGCATCTGATGAGTGGCAGATTGCTGATGAGGAGAATTGCCCGGAACTTGGCGGCGAAGCTACTTTTGGATTCGGGGATGCGTACAAATTCCTGGAGCGTGGCGTCAAAGTAGCAAGAAAAGGCTGGAATGGGAAGGGAATTTATCTTGAAATGCAGTTCCCGGACGAACACAGCAAAATGACTCAGCAGTACGTCTATATCGTGACTACGGGGCTTGTGAGTGACAATGAAAATGCACCGAAAGGAATTGTACCATGGGCGCCGTCTCAGACAGATATGGCAGCTAAGGACTGGGTTGTATTCACAGAAGAGTAGGAAGGAGGTGATCCTGCTATCTCCCAACCATGGGTGAAATGGTATTCGCCCCGTATAGGGCTGTAACACATTAACCCTTACAATTTACCATTGAGGCACTTAAAACGTGTCCTGGGAACTCTCAGAAGTTCATAGACACCCTTTAAGACCACGAAAACAAATAGCAGTCAGCCGGTTCGTTGGTGAAACGCCTGGCTGTTGTTTTTTGCCCTGTGATATGGCATATAAACTGTCTCCTTCTCTTGCGTGCGGAGATATAAACGCATGATAGCAGTGCCGGAGTGAACCGGAATCTAAACGAAATCAGCGAAACGAAGAAAGGAAGGTAAGTGAAATGGCTTACGAATTTTTGAAGAAACTTTTTGGAACCCCGAAGGACGGCGAAGAGCCTAAGGCTATGAACTATGCAGAACTGGAGGCGGCAATTGATGCCGATAAGAAAATCCAGGTAGTAGATGTGAAAGCCGGAGGCTATGTGTCGAAGGAGAAACTAGATGCCAAGATTACAGAGCTGGACGGAGTAAAGCAGCAGTTGTCAGATGCCAATACAACGATCCAGTCCTACAAGGACATGGATATTGACGGCATTAAGCAGTCTGCAAAGGACTGGGAGGCGAAGTACACCCAGGAAACACAGAAGCTGACCGCACAGCTTGCAGCCCAGGAGCGTACTCATGCACTAGATATGTTCATGGGTGGTTATAAGTTCTCGAGCAAGCCTGCTGAAAACGGTGTAAGAGCAGAGTTTGAAAAGAAGAACTTTACCCTGGAAGACGGAAAGTTCCTGGGAGGCGATGAGTTTATGAAGTCTCTCATGGAGAATGACGATTACAAGGGAGCTTTTGTTATCGAAGATGATAACGATTCGGAAGACGATTCCCATGAGGATGAGAAAGGAAAGCCGTTCTTTGCAAGAGGAGTTGGCGGAACTGGCGGAGCCGGAGGCGAAGGAGTCAAAGGCAAAGAAGCACAGTTTAATCCGTTTGGGTTCAACTTAATCAGACAGCCAGACAAAAACTAACAGGAGGAGAATGAAATGGCGAAATTAAATTATGCAACCGAGTATTTACAGACACTGGAGCAGATGTTTCCGTATGTCCTGTATTTTGGAGACTTATTTGCGACACCGAACAATGGAAGATTCCGTTGGGTAAATTCCAGAGTTATCGAGGTGCCGACAATTTCCACAACTGGCCGTACCGATGGAGATAGAGATACCATCGGGACCAGAAAGCGTAACTATAACAACGAGTGGAAACCGCTGACTCTGGAGAACCACAGACAGTGGCAGACACTGGTGCATCCGAGAGATATTGCCGAGACTAAGGGCGTTGTGGCAATCGGAAATATCACGAAGGTTTACAACGAGGAGCAGAAGTTCCCGGAGATGAATGCTTACTGCATTTCCAAGCTGTATGCAGACTGGACCACTGACGGAGCGAAGACAGCCCACAGTGAAGTGCTGACAGAGGAGAATGTGCTGACCGTCTTTGATGAGATGATGAAGGACATGGATAATAAGAGAGTTCCGAGAGCCGGAAGAATCCTGTATGTGACACCGGATGTCAGAACGCTCATCAACAATGCGAAGCAGATTTACAGAACCGTTGATGTTGGCAGCCGTTCCGATGCAATCAAGAGAGCAATCAACTCTATTGATGATGTGAAGATTCCGGAGAGCGTACCGAGTGACATGATGCGGACGAAGTACGACTTTACCGAGGGTTGGAAAGTGGATTCCACAGCGAAGCAGATCAATATGGTTCTGGTGCATCCGATGGCGGTAATCACACCGATTTCCTACGAGTTCGCTCAGCTCGACCCGCCATCCGCAGGTTCCCAGGGCAAGTATGACTACTTCGAGGAATCTTTTGAGGATGTATTTATCTTGCCTCACAAGATGGACGCTATTGATTTCCATGTGAGTGCATAAGAGAAACTGATTACTGGCTCTGTGCATGTGCACGGAGCCAATTTTTGAAGGGAGAAACCATATGTATAAAGTTGAGAAAAAGAACAGAGTTCTCAGAATCCCGGATGAGAAATTCGATGAGTACAAGAAGATGGGCTACATTATCCGGGATGAGAATGACAATGTGCTGTTCGAGCCGGAGAACATCAAGGCGACTGCCGAAAAACTCAAAAAGGAGAACGATAAGCTGAAAGCCAAGCTGGAAGAGGCTACCCTGTATGCGGAGAATGCAGACAAGAAGATTGCCGAGCTTCAGAAGGAGAACGATAAGCTGAAAGCGGCAGTCCAGGCACAGTCCGCAACAGGAGATGCAGACCCGGCAGAGGCTGAAAAGAAAGCAGCAGCAAAAGGCTCAAAGAAAACTGAGTAGGAGGTAGCTTATGTATTTAGCAACGAAAGACGGGAGTTCCTGCCGGATTCCCGAAAGAAAGGCGGCATATTACAAAAGCATGGGCTATTCGCTTGAAAGCCTGGAGCCGGAAGTCGGAACGGGCACAGCTTCTCCGAAAGAAAAGAAGACCGGTAAAAAAGAATCAGCTACGCAGGAGGACGTAAATCCGGCGAATAGCTGATTTTTCTTTGCAGCCTACCATTTTATCAGAAAGGGGTGTTTCGATGGTCCAGGAGGACGTAAGAAGACCGTATGTGGATTTCGCATACTACAAGAATGATTACGGTGGCACGCAGATAAAAACGGAGAATGATTTCAAGAGAGCCGAGAGTATTTCAGAAGCATTCGTGAACCAGGTTACGTTTGGCCGGATTGCAAGACAGAGTTCAATTATAGACTCAATCAAGGATGCAATCTGCTGTGTAGCCGATACGGTGGCGGTGCAGAACGAAAAGAGAGAAGCTGTTGTGAAGTCGGAATCCAACGATGGATATTCCATCAGCTATGCGGATGCCATGAATGATACGGCGTTGCATAACGAGATGTACAGGGCTGTGAGGTCATACCTGGCGAACACCGGACTGCTGAACAGAGGGTGGGTGAAAGAGTATGATGACAAACAGTGATGTGACTATCTTTAATCTGAGAATTGGAGCAGACCGCCGGGAAAAGCTCTGTGCGACAAGAATCTTGGGTGTTTCGTGGTACGGAACAAAGGGAGAGACTGTATTGGACACAGACCGTAAGGATAAGGCAAAATGCGTAATCCGAATCCCGGCCACAGCGACAGTAGAAGCCGGAAAGCAGTATATAAGCGAAGAGAAATACAAGAAGCTGTCAGATGAAGAGGCAGAGAGGTACTGGACTATCCAGAAGGGAGCTTATATTGTGCGAGGACAGTATGTGGTGGCCGGACAGTGGCTGTTCGACACATTCAGTTTCCGCCAGGGTATCATTCTGAAAGATACGATTGAGGAGCTGGCAAAGCTGAGACAGCACGATGAAGATTTTGTGACTGTCACAGAATATGCCGACAATACAATCAGAGGAACCGACAGGACAAAGCACTGGAGAATAGGGGGTGCGTGATGGCACTGAAAAAGATCACAACTCCGAAAGGCTCAATCATCAATTCCGGGAACGGGAAAGCGGAGCTGACCTGGAGCCCGGATTTTGCAGCAAAAAGGAATGCTCAGTTTAGCAGAAAGCAGATGTTTGTAGATTCAGAGGTGCTGAGAAGGTGCAGTCCGAGAGTCCCGTTCAAAACAGGTATGCTGGAGAAATCCGGCAAACTGGGAACGGATGTAGGCAGTGGAGAGGTAGATTACATTGCCCCGTATGCTGCCATACAGTATTACCAAACCGCAGACACCAGACCGTATGATGCGAACCGAGGAGCACATTGGTTTGAACGAATGAAGGTGGCTGAAAAAGAAGACATTCTGCGAGGCGCAGATAAGATTTAGGAGGTTATATGGCAGTAAATAGTGTACTGGAGGGTATAACAGAGTATTTTCTGAAATGCCCTCTTTTGAAAGACGGTGTATTCCGGGTAGATGCCCTTGGGCCAGACCCGGTAGAGTACACCATAGAGACTGGGATATTCGACCCGGTAATCCAAAGATATGTAGATGGCAGTTCGGAACGGCAGTATCAGTTCCAGTTCGGTTCCAGGGAGTTTTACAGCATGGACCGGGTACAGAACATCGAGAACAGCACGTTTTATGAAGAATTTGCGAACTGGGTAGAGGAGAGCAGCATGGCAGGCAACCTCCCGGAACTTCCGGAAGGAATGTGTGCAGAGGAGATAGAGGTTCTTTCCCCTGGATATATCTTTGACGGAGCTATGAAAAACGCAAGGTATCAGATTTCCTTGCGATTATTGTATTTTAAGGAGGCAAGTAAAAATGGCAGGTAATGTAAGTGGCGCAAGAGAAGTGGTACAGAGACACCAGTTTGCGGATTATCTAAATATCGGAACATCCGAAAAGGCGAACTGGGTACTGATGGGCGTTGGTTTCACAACACTGGATGAAACATTCGGAGCAGAGAGCGAATCTGAGAAGTACGTGTGCGAGCCGTCTTCCTCTTCCTCTGTTGTATCCTACACATCGGTATTTCCGTTTGAAGCAAGACTCATCAAGAGCCAGGATGCGGTCAACGCACTGTACCATGTAGGAAGAAACCATTTAACCGGCAGCGATGCAGAATTTGAGTATTGCAGAGTAGAGTTATGGGACCAGAAGCAGAACGCTTCTGAACCGGTTGCAAACACATTTGCGGCTAGAAAGTTCCTGGTATCTGCCGAAGTGAGCGGCGTATCTGGAGAAAAGAAGCAGAGCATGAGTGGAAATCTCAATGCAGTAGGCGATCCGCTTGACGGATATTTCAACACAGAATCAAAGACATTTGAAGAAGCTGCGGCTTAGAATTTGGAGGTAAAGTAATATGAGCATGTTAAAAATTTGTGGACAGGAATTAGAGTTAGATCTGTTCGATGCAGATACTATGGAGGTCTATGAGAAATCCATGGATAAGGTTGTGAAAAGAGCCGAGGAAACCAAGAAGCATACGGAGCTGTCGAATGCGGACGGCATCCGGGAGACGTGCGGAATCGTGAAGGATTTCTTCGATGAGGTATTTGGAGGCGGAACGGCTGAAAAGCTGTTCAAGGGTAAAAACAACCTAGCAATCTGCATGGATGCTTTCGGAATTGTTTCTTCTGAGGCTGGTAAGATGAAAGGCCAGGTAAATGCGATTACCAACAAGTATAACATGAACCGGGCACAGAGACGCCAGGAAGGTAAGAAAAATAAGCATGGCAAGAACGGAGCAGTAGTAACGCCAATCGGTAATGCGAGTGGGCGTGATAATTCATGAACCACAACATGCTTGTAGACTATCTTCCGGAAACAGTAGAGATTGAAGGTACGGAGTATGCGATAGAAACAAACTTCCGTACCTTCATTCTGTTTGAAATGATGATGCAGGACCCGGAGCTTTCGGACGCTGAGAAAGCAAGGCAAGGTCTGGAACTGGTATATCCGGAGATTCCGGAGAATCTGGATGCTGCGGTGGATGGGTTGTTGTGGTTCTATGCCGGTGGTAAACGATGGCGTGAGAAGAGAGCCGGAGCAGTAGAAGGGGCGGCAGAAGTGCAAAGGATTTATTCTTTTGAGCATGACGATGATTATATCTATTCGGCGTTTCTGACGCAGTATCACATAGACCTACAGGACATTGAATACCTGCACTGGTGGAAATTCAAGGCTTTGCTGAGAACGCTGTCATCTGACTTGGAGTTTAGTAAGATTATGGAGTATCGAAGCGTAGACATTGATGCGACCATGACGAAGGAGCAGAGAGACTTCTACCGCAGGAAGAAAGAACTGTATGCTTTACCGTTGCCTGCTGATGAGGAAGAGAAGGTAGATGCAATAGCAGAAGCCCTTATGAACGGCGGCGACCTTACGGGACTGCTGTAGGAGGTGACTGGCTATTGAAGATGTAAAGAAGAAAATGATACGGGTGGAATGCCCGGAGTGTAAATATAAAATGCCGTTGTTTTTTGAAGAGACGGCGGAGTGTTCGGGCGTGATGGTCTCCTGCAAAGGGAGAAATTGTCATGCCCGTTTTGAATTGAAAATCAAAGACGGAAAACAAATCAAGTAGTGCCATTATGAGCCGATGATTGAGCCGAAGAATTGAGGTGAGAACATGGGCTATGATGGTACGCTGAAATTTGACACCAGCATAGATAGTTCCGGTTTCCAGAGCGGACTAAGCAAATTATCTGGAATGGCGAGCGGAGCGATTAAGGCTACCACTACTATTCTGGCCGGTGCCGCAACAGCGGTAGCCGGTATTGGTACGGCTGCAATCAAGGTCGGTTCTGACTTTGAGGCAGGAATGAGCAAAGTCCAGTCCATTTCCGGTGCTTCGGCTACGGAGATTCAACAGCTTGCTGATAAGGCAAAGGAAATGGGTGCCAAGACGAAGTTCAGTGCCACAGAAAGTGCCGAGGCTTTCCAGTACATGGCGATGGCCGGATGGAAAACCGGAGATATGCTGAACAGTATTGAAGGTATTATGAACCTGGCGGCAGCGTCTGGGGAAGACCTTGCATCGACGAGTGACATTGTTACCGATGCGATGACTGCCTTCGGACTGGCGGCAGACGGAACAACAACCATCATCAAAAACGGGTACTCGAAGGAAGTTTCCAATGCTACACATTTTGCAGATGTGCTGGCAAAGGCAGCATCCAATTCCAATACCAACGTAGGAATGATGGGCGAGACGTTCAAGTACGTTGCCCCCGTAGCCGGAGCCTTAGGATTCAGCGTTGAAGACTGTGCTACGGCAATCGGTCTGATGGCGAACTCCGGAATTAAGGCGAGCCAGGCAGGTACTTCTCTGCGAAGTATCTTTACAAGAATGGCGAAGCCGACCAAAGAAGTACAAGCGGCTATGGACCAGTTAGGAATCTCGCTGACGAACAGTGATGGTTCCATGAAGTCTCTGAAAGAGATCATGAATGACCTGCGTTCTGGATTTGCAGGCCTGACAGAAGCACAGAAAGCGCAGTTAGCAGCATCACTCGGCGGCCAGGAGGCTATGAGTGGATTGCTGGCTATCGTGAATGCGTCCGATGAAGACTACCAGAAGTTGACGGATTCTATTTACGATGCGGATGGTGCGGCCAAGGAAATGGCGGACACCATGAATGATAACCTACAGGGAGCAATCACACTCTGCAAGAGTGCATTGGAATCTGTAGGTATTGCCCTGTACGAAGAGGTACAGGAACCAATGAAAGAAACGGTCAAAGTCATTACCGGCATGGTAGAGGATATGAATGAAGCCATGGCGGAAAAAGGATTTGACGGTCTGATTGAGTCGTTTGGAAATTCACTCGCTGAGCTGGCACAGATGGCTATGGAGGCAGCACCTACATTGATAGGGGTTGCAGAGGACCTGGTAGGTACGTTCATAAATGCCATCATGGACCACCAGGAAGAATTTGCAGAGGTCGGAGCAACTGTAGTTGCTGAGCTTGTAAAAGCGATTCTGAATGTTGCCGGGGATATGTGGTCCGCCGGTATTTATTTGTTTACGGAATTTCTGCAGGCATTAAGCGACCATTCCGAGGAGATAGGCCGTTCTTTCGGTGAAATGCTGAGTAAAATTGGCGAGGCGGTACAAGAAAATCTGCCGCTTATCATCCAGGCTGCAAAAGATTTCGTAGCCGGATTCTGCGAGGGGCTGAGTGAAGAATTTCCGGGCGTATCTGCACTGATAGAAGGGTTCCTTAATGGATTCATCGATACGGCAAGTACGATTATCCAGGGAATTGTAGATGTGGTTTCTGACCTGTTCAGTGTGATTGATGGAGCAGACCCGAATGTGCTGGAGGCTGTCGGATATGCAATCGGCGTGATTGCGGCGTCCATAGCAGCTCTGAGCGTTGCAAGTTCTGTTCTGTCCTCTGTAAAATCTCTGTTCAAGGTGCTTGGCACACTGAAAGGCGGAGTTTCCGGACTGGTTGGAGTAATCGGAAAAGTTGTAGAAGGATTCGCACTCTGGAAGGGCGGAGCCGGAACACTGATGGAAGTTCTGGAACTGGAGTTCCCGAAGGTCGCAGGTATTTTCTCCTCTATCGGAGGAGCAGTTCAGAAGGTAATCGGATTCTTTGCAGAGTTCGGTTCATCAATAGCCGGAATTGGTTCTATCATTGCAGGAGCGATTCTTGCGGTTACCAATTTCGTAGATATGTTTGTAAATGGTTTCAGTGCCATAAAAGAGGTTCTGATGGTAGTCGGTATTGCACTGGCGTCTGTCGGGGCTGTTATCCTTGGGGCACCTGCACTGGTTGCGGCGGCGGTAGCTGGAATTGTAGCTGCGGTAGCAACGGCGGTTGTTCTCATCAAGGAACATTGGGACCAGATTGTAGAATTTTTCAAGAGCATCCCGGAGAAGCTGAGTGAACTTGGTTCGGCTATTTCGGAATGGTTTTCTGGTGTCCTGGATAGCATAGGCGAGTTTATCGACTCTGCGGTTGAGTGGTTTTCAGAACTGCCTGAGAAAATCATAGATGCCATTAACTCACTGGCAGAAAGTTTTGTCGAGTGGGGAGCTTCGATGCTGGAAACGGCATCTGAGGTAGTATCGCAGATTATTGATTCGATTGTGCAGTTCTTTACGGACCTGCCATACAAAATCGGTTATGCGATAGGCTTTGTAATTGGTACGCTGATTGAATGGGGAGCAAATGTGATTAACTGGATCACAACGAATGTTCCTCAGATGATAGATAGCATCATTAAGTTTTTCTCTGAATTGCCGGGGAAAATCTGGAACTGGCTGGTAAACACCTACAACAAACTGGTTGAATGGGGAAGTCAGATGCTCCAGAAAGCCGGAGAGATAGCAAGCAACTGTATAGACAACATTGTGAAGTTCTTCTCCGAATTGCCGGGCAAGATTTGGAACTGGCTGACTGATGCCTTTAATAAGCTGGTAACGTGGGGTTCCAACACCCTACAGAAAGCGAAGGAGATAGCTTCTAACACGATAGATGCAATCGTCAATTTCTTCTCCCAGTTGCCAGGAAAAATCTGGACCTGGTTAAGTAATACGCTACAGAAGGTAATCCAGTGGGGTTCCGATATGGTAGCGAAGGGAAGACAGGCAGCATCTGATTTGTGCAGTGCCGTCATAAATGGCGTAGCGAACTTGCCGTCCCAGATGGCGAATGTAGGCTACAACATCGTGATGGGTGTATGGAACGGAATCTGTAATGCGGCCGGTTGGTTCAGACGCCAGGTGCAGAGTTTCTTCTCCGGCATCGTAGACGGTGTTAAGGGAGCATTAGGTATTCACTCCCCGTCCAAAGTCTTTGCAGATGAGATTGGTAAGTGGATTCCACCTGGTATCGGCGTAGGTATTGAAGCCGAGATGCCAGACCTGTATAAGCAGATGGATGATGAGATGGCCAGTCTTGGAAAGCGGATGCAGACGGCGGTTAATGTGGAAACCGGAAAGATTGCTGTTGATAAGAAGGTCAGCACAACATACAAAGTCGAGAAAGAAAAGCAGGGTGTCTTCGAGAGTGGAGACACAACGGTAGAGATTACCGGAGAGACACACGTTCATGTAGATTTGGACGGTAGGGAAGTTGGAGATGCAACAACACCGATTGTCGATGAAAACATGGCGAGAATTGATACACACAAGAAGAGAGGAGGTTAATCATGTCGGGAGTAGGAATCACGTTTGATGAAACGCATTCGTTCCGGGACTGGGGCTTAAAGCTCAAGAAGATAGAAATCGGAATACCGAAAGCAAAAACTGAATATGTGAGCGTACCGGGCATGAATGGCGATCTCGACCTTACGGAAGCTCAGAACGGCGGTATCAAGTATGAAATGCGTGAATTGAAATTCACATTTGGAGTAAGGAACTGTAGTTATGAAAAATGGAGCGGTCTGATTAGCCAGATTGCTTCTGACATCCAGGGAGTAGAAAAGAGGATTATCCTGGATACGGATAAGGGATTCTATTATGTCGGAAGATGTGAGGTTGATACCAGCAAGTCAAATGATGTTACAGCTGAGATAGCGGTCACATGCACATGCGAGCCATATAAGATAAGCGTTGCATCGTCAGACGAACCGTGGAAGTGGGATACATTCAACTTCCTCAATGGAGTGATCCGGAATACGTCAGACATCACGATCAATGCTTCATCCAGCTGGCAGAAAGTCACTTTGGACGGCTGGGTTCACAATGAAACGCTCAAAATTGTATCAAATGCAGAAATGAAAGTGAGATACCGTAACTCGATATACTCAATATCTGTTGGTGAAAATATCATGTACGACCTAATTCTGTATAAGGGGTCGAATGACCTATATTTCCAGGGGAAAGGCAAAGTTACGCTGATTCACAGAGGAGGGATGCTGTAGATGTATACGATTAAAGCCTATGTGGACGGCACGGAATACACGCTGCATGATTCCAGGGTAAAGGCACTGACGGTTGGAGGGAAGCCATACTTTGAAGTGGGTGATAACATCAACGGTTCTGCATCTTTCAGCGTATACTCGAATCATCCGTATTACGATAAGGTTAAGAAGTTGACAACGGATATTATTTTTTACCGGGATGATGAGCCGGAGTTTTACGGAAGAGTGCTTTATGACGATGAAAACTTTTCCGGAACAAAGAAAGTGTTCGTAGAGGGGGAACTTGCCTTTTTATGTGACAGCATCCAGAGACCGAAGGTATACCACAACATCTCAGTGAAAGCATACGTGCAGGATCTGATAGATATTCACAATTCACAGGTAGAGGAAAGAAAACAGTTTACTGTCGGACGGGTTACTGTTAAGGATTCCAATGATTCGCTGTATCGATATTCCAATTACGAAGACACCAGGACAGCTTTTAAAGAGAAACTGATAAGCAGACTTGGAGGACATCTGGTTATCCGGCATGTAGATGGTCTAAGAGTCTTGGACTACTTAGCAGACGAAGATTATTACACAAAGAATACTCAGGGCATCCGTTTTGGAAAGAATCTGTTGGACTTCTCGAAGAACATGGATGCATCTGATTTGGTCACATGCGTAATTCCGCTGGGAGCGAAGCTGGACGAAGAAGACCAGGATCCGTCATTGGAAGCCATCTCAGATCAGCGAATAACAATCGCAAGCATCAATGGAGGCGTTGACTATGTAACAGATGATAATGCTGTAAGAGAATATGGAAAGATTTATAAGACAGTTACGTGGGATGATGTATCTCTTCCGGAAAATCTGTTGAAGAAAGGCGAAGAATATCTGAAGTCTGCTCAGTTTGAGAAGATGATTTTGGAATTGAAAGCAGTAGATCTGAATCTGAAAGATGATTCCTTCCAAAGATTTGAGGTAGGAAACAAGATTCAATGTACGTCAACGCCGAACGGTCTGGATAAAGAGTTTCCTCTGACGAAAAAGAAGACCTATATTACCAGCTTCAAAGATAATACGGTAACGCTTGGAGATGAAACAAGCTCTGTTTCCTACACATCGTCAAACCGCCAGAATACGGCTGAAATGGAAGAGACGATAAAATCCTTGCCGAGTAAGTCAGAAATCTTGCAGGAGGCTCTCAGAAGCGCACAAGACCTCATAAACAAACAGGTAGCCAGTGGATACGCAATACACACACCGAATGAGTTTGTTGTTGCTGATGATACAGAGTATAAGGAGAAAGCTAAGAACCTGTGGAGATGGGGGCTTGGTGGTCTGGCACATTACAGCCAGGGTTATGACGGACCAATAGACGGAGTAGCACTTACCATGGACGGGAAGATCAATGGTGAAATGCTTCTGGTAAATTCCGTCAAGACAGAATCGCTGGATGCCGGATACCGGACATCGGTAGAAACGAAGATAACAGAGAGTGAGACAGCGGCGAAGAATCATGCTGATAAAAAAGTCAGAGTAGCCAGAGAGGAGATTGAGAATTCCATTTCCAACCTGGAGAATAAGATTTCGCTATCTGTACGAAGTGTAAAGGAAACGGTTGCCCGGAAGAACTATATAGTTGGTGGTGAGCAAGAGACACTTGATAAAAGCAAGTTCACTGCATCCGGCATAACTGGTAGTTGCACGATTGAGCAAGCGGAGTTCCTAAATATGAATGCGATCAAGCTGACGTTCTCTGCAAATGGTTCTGTAACATTGTCGCAGAGCCTGGGAAGCTTGGAAGCTGGCAATTATAAGATTGCTGTTGAGGCTGCATATCCGGAAGGCTCAAAGTACCGCCCGTCTTATGTACGGTACGGATTCTCGGAGAACCAGTCTACAGAATATTTCAGTGGATATAGTGCGGATGAATTTCACACCTACAGTAAGCAAGTGAAGATTACCAAAGCGGCTAAGTCTGTAGCAATCACGGTTTACGGATATACCGGTTCAGTGGTGTATCTCACGAACATCCGATGTCTGAGAGACATGCAGGAACTACTGGATGATCTGAATGCCAGGATAGATGTAGAAGTTGGCAAAGTGTCGGCTTCGGTGTCAGATCTCTATGAAAATTCGCTGCATAACTATTGTAGCAATGGAAAGTTCTCAAATAACGATGATAAGTTTACTGGCTGGAAAAGAAGCGATACAACGCAGATAACACAGACGACTTTTGACAGTAAGAGTTGCGCAAAGATAGAAAATACCGCTTCGACATATAATATTTCGTGGTATCAAAAACCATGGGAGAAGCGAGGAGATATCACAGTTAGATTCAAAGCTGCGTGCGATACTGAAGATTCAGCTACTGCCAGAATACGGCTAAGCATAGATGGAAAGTCATTTTATACCAAAGCAGGTGAGTTGAGTGACGAGTGGACGCAATTTGAGTTCACTTCATATGCAACGCCATCGTATTTCAACACGTATTTTTACAATTATGTAGCAAATACCACGGTGTATATTACGGACGTGGAAATCCTGGGATATATGTCTGCATACTCAGAATCGCAGTTGACGATTTTGAAAGATTCTATTGAGTCAGAGGTGAAGAGGGCAACATCACAAGAAGGGACATTATCTTCTTCCATCAAGCAAAATGCTGAGAGTATCACCTCAAAAGTGAGCAAGGGTGAAATGGGCTCTTACATCACGCAGTATTACAACAACGTGATTATAGCTTTTAACAAAAACTCAAAATACGTGCAGATAAACCCAGGAGAGATCGCTATTTACAATTACGGAGTAGAGAACTCTAAGAAACGTGCTGTATTCGATGAAACGGGTAATCACTTTTACAGAGATGGATATTATGTCGGAGCGATTGGCACAAACCAGTGGTCAGGGAACAATGCTCATAAGGGATTAGTGTTTGATTTGGAACCGCAAGGAAAGTATATGGCATTTGCTCAAAAAGCAAGTTCCTCAGCAACTTCCTACACTACTATGTTGTGTTTTAGCCGAGCAAACAGTATTTACGATGAATACGGAGTGAATCTGGGGTGCAATTTGATTGGAAACTGGTATACGTTAAAAAATTTCAAAATTGGAAGCATATCGGCAGGAGGATATACGGCTTTTAGCGGAGCGATACCGATTGTGTGCGAGATAACAAACAATGGTAATAGTTGGACGTATTCTCATTTGAGAGTATACAACGGAATTATTGTCGGTTACTGGAATTAGGAGGTGAGAGCATGGAACTTATATTTCCGAAAGGCGAAGAACCTAAAAAAACAGCAAAAAACAGTGTAGCTATAGGAACTATCAAAAGAGAGCAGGAGGTAGAAGATGGAAGAGAGAAAGAAACCAACCAGACCGTTTAGCGTGATTTATGCAGATGCAAAACAAGCTCTGACAAGGCAGGTTGGAAATACGATGGCGGCTTACGGGCTGCCTATTTTTATGGCAGAGGGAATTTTGAGTGGAATCCTGGCTGAGATCCGAACCAATGCCGGAAATGAGCTGGCAGACGATACTGCAAGGTACGAGGAAGAACTGAAGGAGTATTACGAAGCCCAGATCAAAGAAAAAGAGGAGGCTTTTGAGAAAGAGAAAGCAGAACTGATCCGGACGTTCGAGGAGCCAGCTGTTCTGGAGGAAACAGAAGAACCGGAAATGACAGGAACAGAAGAGGCTCCATCTGAAGCCCCGGTGATTATTGAAACGAAGGAGATTGTCGAGGAAACGGAGGTGGACTAAATGGCAGATATTTCCCAGGAGATAGATCAGCTCAGAAATGCGGTCTATGGTGAAGAAGTAAGAGGTGCTTTTATCTCCTGCATGCAGAAAATCCATGAGGAGAACGAAAGCTACAATAGTATCAAAGAAAGTGTAGATGCTTCGGCGGCGGCAGTAAAGAAACAGGTCGATACGATTGATACAAAATCTGTGGAAGTCCAGAAAGCGTTGCAGGATCTGGCTACTTCCATTTCCGATGGCAAGAAACAGCAGACAGCACTTGAAGATGCTACCAAGAATGGAAAAACACAGCAGACAGCCACAGAGAAAGCTACAGGGGATTCTAAAATTCAGCAAGCCGCTACCGAAAAAGCTACGTCAGATAGTAAAACTCAGCAGGCGGCATTACAGAAGGTAGTAGATTCTGCAAAACAGATTGACTCAGCGATCCAGCAATCTATAACGGCAGCGAATACAGCAGCCAACAATGCATCAGCAGCTACGAAATCTGCAACAGAAGCAACGTCTTTAGCAAATCAGTCGGCAGAAGCGGCTAAGACTGCGACAACAAATGCAAATGATGCTATAGAGAAAACAAATGCGGCAGTAAAAAATGCATCGGATGCTACAGAACAGGCTGCGCAGGCGACATCAGCAGCAAATACGGCGACTGAAAATGCAAATCAGGCAACAGTAGCCGCCAAAGCAGCAACGCAGGAAGCACTGACGCAGGCGGAAGAGGCGAAACAGGCGGCGGCATCCGTAAGGGATGATTGCTATCCAATGATGTTCCGTAATTACGATGGAAGAACGTATTCTGTGTTTTTTGAGGATGCAGATGAAACAATGGTCTGCACTGGCACAAAGGAAGACGACAATGCAGATGTTGCAACACCGGTTCCGTCCACAAATGCTGTAAGAAATGAGAATCCGTATGATGATATCCCGTTGTTTAAGCCGATTGAGTGCAATGGTTATGCCGATGAAGACGGAGAGCTTCATATTACGGCAGTCAAAGGAGAACCGGAGTTCCGGTCAGACGGAACAAAGGGAGATGTATGTATTGCCCTCAAAACCGGGTATATCCGGACGATTATTGATACGGTGGGAATTATGGGACCACTTGGAAAGAAAGGAACAAAAATCTCGGTTACGGATTCGTGGAGAGAATCTGAGTATCCGGGATTTCCTTTTATCCCGTACACGGCAGCGATTAGACCAGATGGATCGGTAAGACCATATGTGTTGATCCCGAAGCACCAGGCTGTCAATTTTAACGGTTCGTATTATTCGCTTCCTGGATTCGCCCCGGCATACAATGTGTCACATAATGGACAGATTGCAACCTTCCGGAAGCGTGGTGACCAGTATTGCGGAGAGACTTGCTCAGATGCAGAAATCTGGGAAACACTGTTCATGATTGTGTTCGCAAATATGAACTCACAGGCTGTCATGGTAGGATGTACAGGATTTTCCGATCAGTATATGGCGGCAGTTGCAGAAGAGAATGTTGAAAGAATCATCTTGACCAAAAAACAGGCGGAATATTTTCCAATCGGATGTTGTGTATCCATCGGAGAGATGGGAAGCAGTACGAATAAAGACCGAGGTCAGTCTCATATGCATAATCTAGCAAATCGTGTCAAAGTAACGAAGATTGAGCCGCTGGATGATGATTCCGGAAATTACGCATTATATGTTGATAATGGAGGAGTGACGTTTAACACGTCTGCAACTACATGTATTTCGACTATGCCGTGGCATACCGGTTCAACGGATAAGGTCAAGGGAACTTGCGGATCGCCATACAGCAATACGAATGGAAAAGAGCCGTTCAAGTTCCTTGGTATCGAGTTTGCACTTGGACAGTATGTGGTGCGTTCTGACGTGATACTGAACGGTGTTTATGATGCAGAGGCAGACACGTACCAGCAGGAAATTTACACCTGCTACGATTGCAAGTATTTTGCTACCGCAATCAATGAGCATTACAAGAAACTGGGGTATGTGATTCCGGATTCCGGAAATGCATGGAAGTATATCAAAAACCTTGGTTTTGATGTCAACTTCCCACACATTAGGATGGCTTCGGAGTACGGTGGAGACAGTAATAAGCGATTTGGGGATGCGGTACATACAGGAACTCGTGCCAACGGCACAAGGGGGTTCCTGTCGCTCGGCAACCTGTGGGACGGGTCGTATGCCGGGTTGCGGTTTGCCGTTCTGAACGATTGGCTCGGTAACGGCTCCTGGCACGTCTCGGCTCGTCCTTCTCTCACTGGAAGACGAGGATCAGTCGTAGACTGGGCATCGTCTATGGGGGTGAATTTGGCGGCGTAGCCCCAAAGAGGGGATCGCCCCTTATAATTTTTTGTAACTAATAAATGTATGATATAGGGATTTACGGTATCCGGGGAGTTCCTGTCGCTCGGCAACCTGAGGAACAGGTCGAATGCCGGGTTGCGGATTGCCAATCTGAACAATTGGCTCGGTAACGGCAACTGGAACATCTCGGCTCGTCACTCTGAATAATTATTCGAGGTATGCCGTACTTCGCCGGACAGCATCTGAAACTGATCCGGCATGCTGAAAAGCATCCTGCACGTGTGCAAAATTGTCGAACCAGCACCGGGTAACCGGACTTCGTAACACAGTGGGTACGGAGTGGGCTTAGTAGTAAAACCGAAAGGTCTTGAGATTCAGAAGGAGTATTCAGAAATTTACATAGATGAAGACGTATTGTAAGAATGTAGATATCGAAGATATTTCGATGATGGAGCTGGCGATACGGAATTGCTTTAAGGGAAAGTGGAAACGCCGGGATATACGGAATCTGCTTTCCCGACATTGCGAGTATACGCCTGGGAAGATTCTAAAGCTCTTGAAAACTGGAAATAAGCATATGCTTGATGGAGCAGTGCACAATCTGGCACTGGAATTAAATAACAGATTGATGAATAGAGAATTGAGTTTGCCGCCGACCGTATCAAGGACAGTCATTGAAGGGGCAAAGCAGAAAGAAAGGAACTTAGAGATAGAATCGTATGAGCACCAGATATTTGACCATCTGGCAGACCTTGGGCTGCAGGAACTGTTTGAGAAGAAATTCGGAACATGGCAGTGTGCATCCATCAAAGGCAGAGGTCAGCTCTATACGAAGAAAGGAATTGAGAAGTGGATTCGGACAGATCCACAGGGGACGAAAGTGGCGATTCAGTGTGATGTCCGGAAATGCTATCAGAATATAGACATTGATGTGCTGATAGCAATGTTGGAAAGGGATATTCACAAGAATAAGCCGTTGTTGTGGTTGACAAGAAAACTGTTGCTGATAATGAAAGAGAAAGACAAAGGATTGTTTGTCGGTTCAGTTATCTCGAAAGACCTGGCAAATTATTATATGAGTTATCTGTATCATTATGCAGAAAGCAAATTGACCGTTACCAGAAGGTCACGCAGAAATGGTCCGGTCAAGGTCCGATTGTTGAGCCACCAGGCAATGTACATGGATGATGTGTTTCTGAGTGGCTCTAATCGGAAATATCTTATGATGGCATTCCGGAAAATACAGCAGTGCCTGGAAGAAAAACTGCATCTGGAATTTAAGGAATCGTGGAGGTTCTATTATGTCGAATATGAGGACAAGTATGGAGTGAGCCACGGTTGCCCGGCGGATCTGGCAGGATATGTGTACAAGAGAACCTGCACAGTGCTGAGAGATCATATCTTTTTAAAGGGCAGGAGAGCTTTTAAGAAAGTCAAAACCTACTTGATGAAAGGATATGAGGTAACCCAGAGGATGGCACAGAGAGCAGTATCTTATTACGGTTGGTTTAAGAACAGCAACCTGCATCAGTTTATGGAGAAATATGGAATTGAAGAATTACAGAAATATTGCAAAAGAAGACTGAGCTATCTCAGTAAAAGAAACAGAGCAAAGGAGGCATTGGCATGTTGACAGTAATATGCAGCACAGAACAAATTGAAAGCATGGAATATTACCTGCGAAGCTCCGGTGTAGCAGACGTATTTTTGCGAAAGAACATTCAGAAGCAGGATGCGGAAGATGTTGGAGAGAACAAGGGAATCCAGTATACAGCAGATGAAGTGTATTTTGCAGTGACCGGCGAGAAAGCATCGAAGGAATCTATTGAGGAAGATTTCGACTACTGGTACAGCAAAGGCGAAGGGATTACACAGGGAGAGCTGGCAGATAGATACAGTCTGGAGGAACTGCGTATGCAGGCTTACAGCAATGCGAGTGAGGCATGTGAGAAGACAATATATGCCGGGATTGATGTTGAAATCTCAACCGGCACAGAGCATTTCAGCTTGACCGAAAAAGACCAGATCAACTTATTCGGAAAGAAAATGCAGCTCTTAGCCGGTATGGAGAAGTTAGAGTATCACGAAGACGGACAGCCATGTAAATATTTCACTGCGGCAGATATGCAGAATATCGTTGACCGGGCAATGTTTTTCGTGTCCTATAATACGACATACTGTAATGCCATGAATATGTGGATCAAGTCGGCAGAGAAAGCAAGTGATCTGGAGCAGATCCAGTGGGGTGCAGAAATTCCGGAAGAGTTCCAGAATGAAGTACTGAAAGACTACATGAAGATTCTGGCATCCGGAGGTATCTCGTAATGAAAAACATAATCAAGTATCCAATGCTCTTTCTTTTTGGAGGGAGCATTTATTATTTGCTGGAGATCATCTTCCGGGGTTATTCATTCCCGGCAATGGTGGTCTGCGGAGGTCTGTGTTTCATTATCTGCGGTACAATCAATGAGAAGAACCGATGTATGCCACTGGTTCTGCAACAGTTGATTGCGGCGGCAGGAATCACAGCAATAGAATTTCTGTTCGGATTGATTCTGAACGTGTGGCTCGGACTGCATATGTGGGATTACAGCAATATGCCGGGAAACATTCTTGGTCAGATATGCCCTCAGTTCACAGTGCTGTGGTTCTTTTTGTCAGCACTTGGAATCTTCTTGGATGATTATATCCGGTGGGTGTTTTTTGGAGAGGAGAAGCCGCATTATCATTTGTTCCGGAAAAAGGAAGAGAAAAGAGAAAGAGAATGACAAAGCTACAGATTATTTCAAAGCTCTGGTCGGCAATCTATGACCTGGTATTTCTGGTCAAGGGAACACCGACAAAGAGCCTGGAAGAAATAGAGGCAGATCTTGACATTGTTGAGTATGCGTGCCGGAAGTATGTAGACTGTGACGATGATGAGATAACATTCAAGAGCGAAGGAGGTACAGCCTATGCAGATCCGAGCACAGCCACGGAAGCAGATTAGTTCTGAAAATCCGAAATAACAGGGAGGAGATACCAATGGAATTATTGATAGCTGCCGGTATCCCGTCCGCAATCGTGGCATTCTGTTTCTGGTTGTTAGAGAAGCGAATCCAAGAACGGGCGGAAGTCGAAAAGAACGAACGGGCATGCAGGCAGAGAGAACAGGATGAGAAAGAAGAGAACCGTGAAAAGCTCCAGTACATGATGCTGAAAGCTCTGGACGGTTCTCTTTGTTTGTCAGAAGCTACAGCAAAGGCGGTGCAGAGGATTCCGGATGCGAAATGCAACGGAGATATGCACGCTGCATTAAATTATGAGCTGGAGCAGAAACATGATCTGGAGAATTTTCTGACAAGGCAGGGAGTGAACCATATCACAGGGGAATGAAATAGAAGGCTATATTTGCCCGATATTCGCCTTTATAGCGTTTAGGCAATAATTTCCCCATTCAAACAATTAAAAACGCTACAGGGAACTATCAAGAGATTACAAAGTATAACAGGAGGATTGATTCTATGGAATTATTGAATTTTTTAAGCCAGGTGCCGATTCCGGTTCTGATTCTGGTGATCGCAGTGCTGGTCGTTGTGACAGCAGTGGTCGTATATCAGTATGCGAAAGCGAAGGGACTGGATGGCATCCGGAAAGAGGTGTACAAGCTGTTCCTGCACGCTGAACATATCTACAAAGAGTCCGGCCAGGGAGAAAAGAAACTGAAATGGGTAGTACAGCAGGCAAGAGGATTGCTGCCTAAGTGGTTGCAGGTAATCATGTCCGAAAAGGTACTGCTGAAAATTATTGACTGGTGGTTCAAGGAAGTTAAGGACCTTTTGGACGATGGAAAGGTAAATGGCTCTCAGAACTGATCGGAGAAGGGAGAGAGGAGCTATGGGCTTAAAAATCCTATTGGTGTACCTTTTGGGAATTTTGCTGTGTCAGCCGGTCTATATCTGGGGTATCCGGACACTGTGCCGGATGGAAGATGAAGACGAAGAACTATACTGCCAGGACAATGGCATGTATTATGAGCCAAACAAGCCGAATTATCCGCTTGTGATAGTGTTGCTGCTGATAGCAGGAATCTTCTGGCCGTTGGTAATTTTGTTTGCGGTGTTCGTTCCGTTGACATTTTTGCTGATGGACAAGATGGGACAGTTGCATCCGAAAGATGATGATGAGATGGACCCAGAAGAGGACACATACTTATGACCGGGTGGGGAGAAATCCCTGCCCCTTTTTTGTGAATGAAGGAGAATTTACAAATGGCAATAGAACGGAATACATACACAGATATTTTGTTTGACGCTTTGATGGCTGCTGGTTGCACGATATATGGTGCATGTGCGGCTATGGGGAATATTTACGCAGAATCCAGAGCGAATCCCCGGAATCTGGAAAATCTCTGTGAGAAGAAATTGAACTATAAATACACGGACGATACCTACACGGAAGCAGTAGACTCCGGAAAGATAACGAGAACGTTATTCCTGCATCCGTTGGGAGATTCCAGGCAGTACGGTTACGGATTCTGCCAGTGGACATCTGCCGGAAGAAAGGCCGGCCTTTACGATCTGGTTAAGTCCAGAGGAGTGTCCATCGGAGATGCGAAGACGCAGACAGAGTACATGCTGAGCGAATTGAAGACGAGCTATAAGAGTGTCTGGAAGGTATTGCAGACCGCAACCTCAGTGCAGGAAGCGTCCGATATCTTCTTAGTCAAGTTCGAGGCTCCGGCGAATGTAGGTTCGGCAGTGAAGAAAACAAGGGCTTCTTACGGGGAGCAGTATTTAAAGATTTACCAGAATCAGAAGAAGGAGGAAAACAAAGTGAGCAAAATTGAAAATGCAGTAGCAAGAGCAGAGGCAATCGCCCTGGACGATTCACATGGTTACGACCAGGTAGACCGTTGGGGCAATCCGAATTACGATTGTTCCGGGCTGGTAATCAGATGTTTGGAAGAGGCCGGAATCCCGGCAAAGTCAAGCGGAGCAACCTATACAGGCAACATGCCGGAGGTTCTGCCAAAAATCGGATTCAAGGATGTTGTAAAATCCGTGGATCTGGCAACCGGTAGCGGAATGATCCGTGGAGATGTCCTGCTCGGAAATGGACACACAGCATTCTACTGCGGAAATGGTAAACTGGTGCACGCAAGTATCAACGAGAAAGGAACGGTCACAGGAGGAAAGTCTGGAGATCAGACCGGTAGAGAAATCTGCATCCGCAGCTATTACAATAAGCCGTGGATTCATGTGTACCGTTACACCGGAGTGACAGCATCTGCATCCGGAACGGTTAATGTGAGAAATTATCTCCAGAAAGGCGATTCCGGGGACGCAGTAAAAGAAATGCAGAAAATGCTGATCGGTTGCGGATTCTCCTGCGGAAGTTCCGGAGTAGACGGTTCTTTTGGCGGAGACACAGAGAAAGCTCTGCTTGCGTTCCAGGCATTTTACGGTTTGGAGCAGGATGGCAAGTACGGACCGGCATCTAAGGCTAAGTTGGTTTCTGTTTACAACGGAAAGACAGCAGCCAGTGCTCCGGAAAAGAAGAACACTCCGTCTTATACTGCCGGACATGAATACACCTTGCAGGTAGAGCTGAAAGTCCGGACGGGTCCTGGAACAAACTACAGCGCAAAGAAACATACGCAGTTGACGGCTGACGGTCAGAAACACGATAAGGACAATGATGGCTGCCTGGATGCAGGAACGGTCGTAACGTGCCAGGAAGTACGGAATGTCGGAAACGATATCTGGATGAAAGCACCGAGCGGTTGGATGGCTGCTTATTACGATGGCAAGGTATACATCAAATAATGCCTTTAAGGCAAGGAACTAAGAAAATTAAACACACCTCTTATGGTCAAAAAAGGAAAATATGTCACATTGCCCCGGTATCACGCCGGGGCTTCTTTTTTATTGCGGAGCAAGTCCGCAGAATAAATCAATATACAAAATTCACAAAAATTCCCATCAAAAATTGACGAAATGTGCCTGAGTAACGATAGACGTTTTTAGATACTAACTTATGCCTAAGAGCTAAAAGCCAGTATAGAAGCGTGTACGATGTTATAGACCTATATGTTAAAAATGCAATTCTGCGAAGTTCAATCTGAGCTCCAAAGTTATCCACAGGAAGAATGTTGATAATGTGAATAAGTCGAAAAATCGAAGTAAAAAACATTTCCTATATATAAAACCTTGTAAGATTTCTTACATGATTTCTACACCATAATTAGAGATAGAGTAAGAGATAGAGATAAAGATAGATAAAGAGATAAAAAAGAATAGCACTTTGCGTTGCAAAGATGCTACACACACTAATTCGACAGCTCGAAAAATAATTGATAAATAGAAGCAAAATACTTGACACGTTCGAGAAATCGAAGTATAATAAAGTTACAAAATAACAAAACAAATATACGATACAAAGTAATGCAGGCGGCAAGGTTGATGGAATAGTACATATGCTTGTCAGACGGTTCCAACCCCGTAGGAATGCAGAGGACAGAACAAATGAGAAAGGAGGAATTGCCCGTTGGGAAAAAGAAAACGCAGGATTGAAGAAAAAGAAGAAGAGCTGCTTTCAGAGCAGTTGAAGAAGACCAAAATTGAAATTTATGAATGCTGGACACATATCGTAATTTCCATAGTAACAATGCTGATAGCAGTTGTTACGGCAGTTTTGACCTGGTTCAAGTAATGTTCTGAAAAACAGCTCGGTAGCCGGGGAGACAAGTTCTCCTCGTGCTACCAAGTTTATCACAGAGGAGGCAGAAAGTAAATGAAGAAAAGCAGAAGAATGTTTTCACTGGCTATGCTGGTGTGTTTGATTGTCGGAGTTTCAACCGGAATCAGAGAATGTATCGGAGCCGCATGTGCGCTGGCATTCGTAAATGCAACACTCGGACTGGAAGATTTAGAGAAGAAAATGGAGGATAAGAAATAATGGATGCAAAGAATCAGCAGGACAGAGCAAAAATGGTAGAAGAAGCGGTTGGTCGTATGTGCCGCTTGGGAATGATGCCGCAGGTAATCACAAAATTCAGAAAGCAGGGAACGGTCCTTAAATCTGAGACGGCAGGTATTCTGTACGATTTGAACGATGAGGAGAAGAAAGCTGTTGCCGACTGGGAAGAAGAAAGTGGCGGTATTGTATACGCTGCAATATTGAGCAATATGGTGTTTGGAAGATGCCTGGCGTTGTTGTATGTTAGTGCAGAGGAAGAAGAGTGGGAACTGGATAGAGAAGACCTGGACGGGAGGATTTCACTTGCGTATGTGGCGAACCTGGATGCACCGGATTGTTCCGAACTGGGAAGTATCGGAATTGCACCTGCAAACGGTGGATTGGTAAGAACAGAGTAGGAGGTGGCGTGATGCTGGAGTATAACGAGCAGACGGAAAATCTGATGGAAATAGCGATGATGCTGGAACAGCTCAAGGGAGAGAGTGAGTATCTGTTTGAGGTACTGACAGACATTGACAGCATAACCTGGAAACAGAAATTTGTGGACTGGGCGAATGAGTTCACAGAAACCTACGAGCCGAACAAGGATGTGTGGCCGGGAAATTACCTGGAAGTGATTGAGGGATTCGCCAGAGAGAAAATCTTGGAGTTTGCCGGAGTGGAGGACAAGGAATAATGAATTTGAGAAGAGCGGGCAAAGGAATTGTCAGAAAAGGTAAGCGGCCGAGCGTATACAGAATCGGCTTCAATGATGGCGATGAAACAGAGCTGACCGCAAATGGCATAAATGAACTGGAGGAGTTATGGCGGTCCTTGTGTCCGGAATTTGAATGCGAACCGGACAGCGTAAACTATGTAGAGAGAGTAGGATATGAGGAGGAAGACTGATGGGAAAAGAGTATGAGGAAATCAAAGCTGAGATAAGCGTACGAATCAGCACAGAGGATATTGATGATATTGTTACAACGGCACTGGAGGGCGGTATTTGCTACTGGTGCAGGCGAGTAGAAGTCAAAGGAAAGTATCTCGGAGAATTTGCATCGGAGCAGATCAGCAGAGGAGGAGTCCTGGTATTGCATGATTCGGTGGATGGCAAGAAGAGAGAACTGAACAAGGAAAAGTTGCTCAGCGGAGTAAAACAGTATCTGGAGGATGAAGACAAGCCGTACAATATCCTGGTGGATGCGGAAGACTCTGTAGGATGCAGCAAAGGAGTCTATGAATTGGATTGTTGCATGGTAGATGCGACAGTGGCAGACATGATTATCCAGTATGCGATATTCGATGATATTATTTACGGATAGGAGGACGCCGGGATGGAGGAAAAGAAAATTGTAGTGTATGTCCTGCATGGGTTCTGGGAGAACGAATTTACAAATGGGTGTGCAGTGGTGGATGTGTCGATTGACCTGGAGACGGTCATGAAGAAATTGGATGAAATCGTTGAGAATAAGGCACGAGAGTATGTGAAGGTGCAGGAGGATAAAGCCGAGGAAGAACGGGGATTCCGGTATTTTGAAATATGGGATGAGAACGGGCAGAGTGCTAAATTCTATATCGTAGAGCAGTATCTGGAATTATCGCAGAGTATGATGGAGGCGATTGCTGAATCATTAGCGAAAGGAGCAGGAAAATGAGAAAAATATATCAGTGTGAGCATACAGTACCGCCGGTTTGGTGGTTTACCTTCGCAGACAGAAATGCGTTGGGAGAGGAAATTGTAGTAGAGTTCCGAAAGAACGAAAACACGCATGGAAAGCATTCACTTCCGGCAATGTGGAAGAGAAAGGGATTCATAGATAAAGAACCGGAAACGTGGTGGGGCGTTCAGACCTATGTAACGGACCGGCAGGGCAGATGTTCCGGAAAGTACAATCCGACAACCAAGGATGGGAAACTGAATTTTGAGTGGCTGTTGGAGGCAACCGAGGAAAATCGACAGAAGATAATTGATGAGATTTACCGCAGGGCAAACGCTATCTGGCACAGGGAAGATTGGTATCTGGAAGACCTGGAAGAAGCAATCCGGAGTACAGGCCTGGAAGTAACCCAGGAAAGAGTAGACAAGCTGTTGGAGGAGTGCCACCGGATATTTGATGATAAATCCGGAAGAAATGAGATGCTGGCCCAGAAAGCAAGCAAGCTGTTTGAGGAGGAGTAGGAAATGTTTGGAAGACTGATTCTTGAAACCTATGTACAGGACAGATGCCGGGACGTCAGATTTAAGGATGAACACTTGACCTGGTTCGAGATTAAAAAGAACGATGCGAAGCGGATTGTGAAGAGAATGGGGTGGGAGAGCCTGGCAGATTTTCTGAACAATTACACCTGGGATGATACGGAGATTCTGTATCAGATAGCTGATAACTGCGGAATGATAGTTGCTGATTGGATTGAAAGAGAGGTAGAGGATGGAAGAAATTAGAGGAACTGACTGCAACGAGCTGATAAAAAAGGTTCTGGAAGTTGAGGAGTTGCGACCAGTGGACCTGGCAAAGAAAATCGGGGTGAGCAGACAGTATGCGAACCAGATTATTTCCAGAAGCAAATGCGGTATTCGCTGTGACACGTTGGAGAAAATCGTAAGTGCGTTGGGATATGAAATCGCCCTGGTAAAAATAATTGAAAAATAGAAGTAAAACACTTGACACGTTCGAGTTATCGAAGTATAATAAAGTTACAAAATAACAAAACAAATACACGATACAAACGGAGGTAGTCAAGATGAACGCATTAGTAATATACAGAAGCCTGTTAAGTGAAAGAGATAAAAATGAATTTGGTTATCCGGAATGGGATGCAGCACAGAAGATGCTGCGGGTGTTCATTGAAAAAGCCCTGGAAGCTGGAGAAGAAAGCATTGCTGATGAAATCGTAGATGAGCTGTATTCTTTGAGTGATTGTGGATGCACGCTGGAAGATGAGGCAGTGAAAGCAGATTTGGAGATGCTTGAAAAGTATGGATTTGGTAGCCGAGCAGACAAAGTAAGAGAGCTTTGTTGGAAGTAGGCTTATTTTTTTTACCTGCAAGGTTCGCAAAATCGAAGTAATAATTCAAAGGAGCGAAGAATATGGCAAAGAGATCAAGAGCAAACAGAACTGAAAAGGCTACATACCAGAACATCCGGAATGAGCACAAATACATAGACGTTGTTCATCATGGAGATGGTCATTATTACATAATCCAGTACATAAAGCATGAGCTTCCAGAAAGAACGGTTGTCAATTATATGGGAACCAGATGCGGACACAAGCAGAAGTTCAGAATTGGAAAAGGGACGCTGTTGAGCATCCTGGAAGATTACAAGAAAGTTGAGGAGGCGTAGAAGGTATGACAAAACAGGAATTTCAAAAGAGAATTGGGGCTGAGATAAGCCAGAAAGATTATTCCATCGTGGAGCATGTGTATACATGGCATCCGTCCATCAGCGAGGTAGAGGGTAAGGAACAGATAGCAGAGTTGTATAAGTCCTTTGGAATGCCAATCATCAAGAATATGATGGAGGCTGCGAACTATGCAGAGACGCTTGACCGGGCAATGGCACAGGCACAGAGACAGGTGGAGGAGCTGAGAAAGCGAATCATCAGAGTTGCGAAAGGAGACCTGGTAGTGGAACAGTGCGTTACAGAGGCTAAGAAATTATTTGAGACGGTCAACAATCCGCATGAGTGGGATGTGGCAGTTTCTTATCTGAAAAAAAGATATGGAGCAGATGCAGTAGACGAAGCCATTAAAATTGAGCATCTGGAAATGTAGGAGAGGAGTGAGAGTATGGCAGACAGAAGCAATGCCCGGCTGAATGAAGAGATTGAAAGCAAAATCAGACAGTGGGATGGCACAATATTTGGAGCATCATTGAAAAATATGTATGAGAACGGCACGAGCTATGAAGGTATCTGTGAGTATGCAGATATTGATTACGAAGATTACGAGGAGGAATAGAGATGGCGGACATGACGCTGAGAGAGTTTTGTGAGAGATACCGCAAGGGAGATTTCCTTGCAAAAGACAGAAATACCCAGATTGAGGCCGGTTGGTATGACTGGTTTTGCAGTGACAAAGCACTGGCAGGCCGGTTGGCGAAAATCTGGAGTATCTTGAAAGGGGTTACGAGCAATTACATCTTGGATAACTACAGAGTATGGTTCAAGAATAACTGCCCGATGGTCGGTCCGCTCTATGATGATGTAAGATTCGAGCCGCTTGACGAAGAGAAGAGGGATGAGTTGTATTTTGGAGTTGCTATTGATGATGAACGCAGAGACAACAAGTACATTATCTTCACTGCCAGAAATGATTACGAGGATGAGTGCGGATTTAATAATGTCCGAGAAGTACGGCAGTTCATCAATGGGTGGGAAGAAGAGCTGAAAAATGAGGAGTTTTACAAAGAAAGGGAGCGGAAGAAAGAAGAGCTGAAAAAGGAGAATGACAGATGTCTTGCGCTGTTAAGAAAAGCAGATGAGGTTCTGGGAAAGCATGAGGAATAATGTATGCAGGATATGAAAGTGGCACTGTTCACGATTGAGGATTTGAAAAAGAATCATCCGGATTATTACAGACGGTTAAACCCGAAATGCCAGGTTTGCCAGAATATTTTAAGCAGCAGTGAATGCGATATGTGCGAGGATTTTGATATGTTCGCCATAGTAAAGGAGGAAATGAAGTGAGACAGGCAGAGTTTGCGGAACTGAGCAGGGAAGTAATGCCGGTACTGGATAAGCTGACGGAGATTGCAGGCCAGCATGGAACGGCAGAAAAGCTGGTAAGCATTACATTGAGTGCAGAAGGTTATATTCATTTTACGGTACATGACAGTGGAATGTGTCTGAGCAGATTAAAAAGAGAAGATGCACCGGAGTTGGAAATCAGAAAACAGTTATCCCAGGAAATGGGAAGAGAGGAGAACTGATATGGCAAGTTTGAATGTTAAGACAGAGTATTCAGAGTATAAGGACTGTAAGTTAAGAGTCGGTAAGTATGTGGAAGACAATAGCGTTGCTGTTGAAATTTATAACAGATGGGATGGACCTATTGCGAGAGTAACCACCTGCCTGTGCGACCATTCGTTGGCAGAAGATGAGGCGTATGTTGACACCAATAATTGCCCTTGGGCGGTAGCTCTTCTGGAAGAAAACGGATTTGCGGAGAGAACCGGGCGTACTCGGAGAAGCGGTTACTGCGAATATCCGGCAATGAAATTTGACAGAAGCAAGATGGCAGAGTTTGAGGAGGAAAGTTAAGATGGAGAGCTATAGAGAGTTAAGAGACAGACAGCAGAAAGAGTTCAATGAGCTGCCGTTGGGGTTTGCGTTCTCAGATAAGCAGTTTGATGAAATGATGGGAAAATGGGGACTTGACCCGGAGAAAGACCTGGATAAGATTTATCGGATTCCGGGCGGTGGATTCATCCAGAAGAAAGATCACAAGCATTTCCATGAGGTACTGGACCGGCACAACGCTGAGATGGAGGCGGCAAAGGCGGCCGATGAAGATGGAACAGGATTTCTTTACCAGATGTTCAAGTACGAACTGGATAATCACGAGTACGGATACACCGGAGATCTTGAGGATACGCTGGATTGCTTAGGATTGACTTGGGAAGAACTGAAAGCGTCACCGGTAATGCTGAAAGCTCTGGATAAGGCTTCGACAGAAATCAGAGAAAGAGAGGGATGCTAAGTATGGATGAGAATAAACGCATAGTAATATGCAGACGCTGTAAAAAGCCGGAATACTGGGGAGAAATGAGATGGCTTTCCGGATTTTGCGTATGCAGAGATTGCTACAAAGCGCAATGGGAAAGCGAAAATCATAAGCCGTATACCTGGGATGACCTGGATGGAAAAAGACCAACGATGGAAGAATTTGAAAAGGAGAATGAGTAATGGCAAGAGAAGAGCTAAAGACAATCGAAGGATGGCACAAGAGCGGCTGCAACAGTTGGGATGAATATTGTAAGCCGGGAGATATGGTAGACCAGGGAGTAGCAGATTACTTCCTGGATATCCTGCCACCACGGACAATGACAAGGGATTACTTCCAGGTAGGAGAGCCGCACAGTCATGCAATCAACCCGAAGACAATGAAGAACTGCGGCACATATGCAACATTCGCCGTAAGAGGAAAAGAGATCTGGGAGTATTGCGGAAACTGTTTTCCTCACATGTGTGTAGATGTTGAGAAATTCAAGAAACGGGATAGCGTGCAGGCTTTTTTGCATGAGACATACAAGCTGGTGTGCGGGATTGCACAGGCTCCGAGACCTCATATCTTCTGCAAAGACGGTTTTGAAATGAGTGTCCAGGCTGGAGATGGATTGTATTGTGAGCCACGGGTGAATTTGGAAAGCGGAGAATATGCAGCTTGCGAAGTCGGATATCCCAGCCAGAAAGAAGAGTTGTTGATGCCGTATATTGAAGATCCGACAGAACCGACAAAGGCAGTGTACCCGTATGTGCCGGTTGAAGTGATTGAACAAGTGATTGAGAAACACGGCGGCTGGTTTGACGCCAGGATTCCATTTGCATAAAGGAGGCGAAGCAGTATGAAGAAATTTATGAAGAGCATGAAGAAGTTCTTTAAGACTATGAAGAAGCTGGCAAAGTAGAGGAGAAGGAGCATGAACAAAGCAAAAAACATGACAACCGGGGCAGGTTATCTGCTCCGGAGAGAAGATTACAAGAGAGTCAAGAAAATGGATCGACAGCAATTTGAATCGTTCTGCAAGAATCTTTATATGACAGCATATGAAGAGGGCAGAAAGTCGGTTCCTGGGATTGACATTACGGAAGTGCAGAAAGCAATCAGCGAGACACCGGGAATCGGAGCGAAGAGACTGGAGGCAATCACGGAAAGCCTCAACAGCAGATTTGCAAAGGAGGGAGATGTGTGATGAAGAGAACGGAGCGGACGGTAAATGTCAAAGCCTGGGGCTGTCTGGGAGCAAAGAGAGTTGTTTTATACGAAGACAGAGATGAACTTAGATTTACGGATGGGTTCCACGATATGAGAATGACCCAGGCCAGAATGGAAGCCTTTGTTCCTGGCGGCGATGCAGTTCTGGCTGATGTGTACCGGAGAGTGAGAGGAACCAGAAGCTGGCATCCGGTTGTAAAAGAGCTGAAAAAATTATTGGATGAGAGAGGGGGAAAAGCGGTATGAAGATTGAACCGAGGAAAGAATCGGACAGAGGCGGTTGGCTGTGTATGCCGTTGTTAGCCAGTGTGCCGGAAGGAAAGGAAGGATGGGAAAAGGTGCGTTGCCCGGTATGTGGAGCACTTTGCTGGAAAAGACCGGAGGATGCAGGCGTGATTTGCCATAGCAAACTCGACGGAGCGTGTTGCACGTTATGTGCTTTGAAGAAAGGAGCTGGCAGGTTATGAAGAGAAGCGAGCAGATCGTAGAATTGATGGACGATGTAAAGAAGATTATCTCACAGATGGCAGTGGTGGATGTATGTGAGGAAGAGAAGCCGGTAGAGGTTGGAAAAACCATCATGACAAGCCGGGAGGTGGCGTATATGTTCCAGGAATATCACTCGGTTACATATCGCAGAATCGCACAGCTTATCGTGGAGCTGGAACCGATGGAGCAGACAGAGTTCAAAATGGCACAGTTCAAGGCAAGACACCAGGAGTACCCGATGTGGGAACTGACTGAAAAAGCCTGCAAGCTCTATCTGACGAGAATGAAAAGAGATAGATGCTACGGTAAAAAGAAGACCGGCATTGAGAAGATGGAAAAAGAGCTTCGTTGCCGGGTAAGCGGTCAGAAACTGGTGGAGGATGCGGAGAACGGATATAAGGACGTCCGGGAACTGTTCAATCAGTTTATTACTGGTCCGAAGGGCGAAAACCGGGAAATTCCGGAACTGACGCAGGCCTACGAACGGCTGAGAGCGGTTATGGAAGCACAGGTTCCGGGTGCGAAAGCTGATACGGCGATAACGTCTGCGGTATACGATGTGGCGATAGAGTCAGAAATGCAGGGGTTCATTTACGGATTTCAGTTGTTCGGAGCGGTTCTGCAGGGATGTGGCAGCACAAGAAGATGTGCCGGAGAAAATTAAGGGCAGACAGGAGGAGTTATGGAGAATAATTTGGTAAAGCTGGAACCATGCCCGTTCTGCGGTTGCAGAGATAGAAGAGTGGGAATCCGTAGGATGGGTAACAACGGATATAGAGTTTGTTGCTCGAAGTGCGGAAGTCTCGGACCTCATGTATCAGTGAAGGACTGGAACGGGCAGAAGGAGCTTGCACAGAAAGAGGCAAGAGAAAAATGGAATGAAAGGGCGTGAGAAAATGGATAGAGAAGAGTTTATGAGAGAGTTGGAAGATATGTTCCAGGATGAGCCGGATAACAATAAACTGAATGTGGTTCTGGACCTTGCGGATGCGTATGTAGAATATGAATACGAGGAAAGAAAAAAGTCTGAAAAAGTGCAATGGGGAAAAGATGTGTGTGCTGCGGCAGGAGAGGATACAGATGAATTTCCGGAGCAGGTGTTTGTTTCTATTTCTGAGAAGTTAGAGGATAGAATGCTGGAGAATAACGGCGATCTGGAATATGCAGTAGTGCAGGAAGTTGTAAATGAGTTCTGGGAGCGGGAGGAAGGGAAAGATGCTGATTGTAAGCCAGAATAAAGAGAAGGTGTTGTGGTTCGGAAGAGCCTTTAACGCCCTGGAATATTCAGAACAGGTAAACCACAAGGGAAAGAAGGAAACCGTCAGACACACAATTTGCATATCTGATGGTTGTCTGGAAGAGATTGCAGAGTATCAGACAAAGGAACGGTGCTTGCAGGTGCTGAAAGATTTCTGCGGAGCATATGAAAATGAATGTTATACGGTTGAGTTCTTCGACACTGCGGCCCAGGCAACAAGACCGGCAATGTACAAGAAGAACATCGTGTATGAGTTCCCGGCGGAGTAATGTGAAGGAGGGCGATGATGGAACACAAGATCACAATCATGAAATATCAGACGATGTTTCCGGGGATGACAAAAAAGCTGTTCGATGAGAAAGAGAGATTCTATCAGATTGCAGTCATCAACATCAGACTGGATGAACTCCAGACAAAAGGTGCGGTACTGCAGAAAATGGGAAAACCAACAAAGAGCGGCACTAGAATGACGTTTGCACCGGTGCGGAGTGCTGGAGAGTATGAGGCAGAGATGCAGAGGATTCTGGAAGACGGGAAAAAGCTGGGTCTGAAATTTGAAAAGAAAAAGGAGGAAAAGTAATGGAGAGCAGTGAAGTTGTAAAAATCAGAGTGGAGAATATATATCCGCATCCGGATAATCCGAGAAAAGACCTCGGAGATGTGACAGAGTTGGCAGAATCAATGAAGAAGCATGGAGTCATGCAGAATTTGACGGTTATTCCGGCGAGTGCATTGACAGCAGACCCGGAAGATCAGCCGGATGCTGATAAGGTTTCGGTAATCAGTGATTTCCATGTACTGATAGGACATAGAAGATTGGAGGCGGCAAAATTAGCAGGCCTGGTAGAAGTTCCATGCCAGATTAAAAGCAAGATTTCCCGGAAAGAGCAGGTAGGCATCATGCTGTTGGAGAATATTCAGCGTGAAGACCTTACCATCCAGGAGCAGGCCCAGGGATTCCAGATGATGCTCGATTTGGGAGATACGGAAGACCAGATTGCAGAAAAGACCGGATTCAGTAAATCAACCGTCCGGCATAGGCTGAATATTGCGAAGCTGGACCAGGAGAAATTGAAAGAGAAGCAGCAGGACGATGCTTTTCAGCTCACATTGAAAGACCTGTACGAACTGGAGAAAATCAAGGATGTAGAAATGCGAAATGAGATTCTGGATAAGGCCAGCAGCTCCAGAGATATTGTGAGCCGGGTTCAGAACGAGATTACAAATGCTAAGAAGAAAGAGAACGCAAAGAAGCTCAAAGCGAAGCTGAAAAAGATGGGGGTAGAGAAAGCACCGGAGCAGTATTCCCAGCAGATGTACAATGGAAAGTGGAAAACGGTGATAGAGATTAACTTGACAGACGATGTGCCGGATGAGATTGAACTGCCAGAGCAGAAAGGGCAGATGTACTGGTATGAGACATGGCGAGATTTGAGAATCGTTACGAAAGCTCCGAAGGAAAAGAAGAAGCTGACAAAAGAAGAGCTGGCGAAGAAAGAGCAGGATAGAAAGTCAAAAGAGGTAAAGGAAATTCTGAAAGGAAGTGCTGCCAGAAGAAAAGATTTTATCTCCGGAATTATTTCTGGAAAAATCCCGGCTCTTAAGGACGAAAACGCAGCGAGAGAAAAAATCTGGGAAGCCCTTGTGCTGATTGGTTACGGTCTGTACGGTTCGATTGCGAGAGGCTTTTTCCTGGAGGACGATGAGTGGAAGTACAGCGAAGAAGAGAGAAAGCAGGCAACTGAGACGTTCCAAGGATTGAGCATCACACATCAAATGCTTGTGTTTCTGCATGGGTCGATGAATACGGTAGGAGAAACCTATGATTATAGCGGACGCTACGCCAAAGAAAAGGCGGATAAACTGCTGAAAGGGTATGAAGCCCTCAAATTGTTTGGGTGGTTCTTTGAGATGGATGAGGAGAAGCGAGTTCTGGACGGAACAAGTGAGTTATTTGCACCTGCGGAAGAAAAGTAAACTACTGACTTGCCAACTGGCGTAAAGTCGGTTATTATAATAGGAAGAAGGAGCTACAAAGTAGCGGTACATAAGTAGTGAAATGAAGGCACGCCCTCTACATGGGGGATGCGATGTTCATCAAAGATTAAAAATTCTTTCTGTGGTTGGGTGAATTAGTAGTTGTTGGGGAGACACGCTTGTAAAGAAAAAGACTTCTTTATGGCGAAGCGGACGCAGAAAGCAGGATATTCCTTCGCAGTGCAGGCCCGCTTTACCTCAGCCCGTTGACCGTTTGTAACTCGAAAGTGGAAATCTTCGTG